GGTCTTGTACCCGTTTGCAGTGAGCAGCCCTTGCAGACGGCGCACGTCGGTTCCCTTGCTACCGCGTTTGAGTGTCGGCATCTTGTCCCCCAACCTGTTCTTTTCGGTACTCGGCTTGCTCGGCTTCGCTGGCGCGGAGGGCGCGGGGGGTTTGCCGAGATCATCGATCCCCCACGATGCCGTGCTGTCGTAGCCGCTCGTGCTCCGGCCATCCGGGCCGTTGCCAACGGACACGTGCACATGGGTCGCATGTGCATTGCTGCCGTTGTAGTCCTGTGCAGCGAATTTGTTCCTACGCTGGTAGATCTTCCGATTGAAGATCACGTACCGCAGGTTCGGGTGCTGGTTCGTGACCAGGTGCCGCACGAAGGCGTGGAGCTCCATACCGCCATCGGCCTTGACGTCGATAGCGCAGACAACGCCCTTAGTCGTGGGGTTGTGATCTGAGTACCCGCTCTGGTGGTCAGCGTCTCCGATAGTCCAGACAGTAGTCCCGGAATACTTCGATTTGATCTCGTCTCGCAGAACGTCGAGACTCTTCGCCAATCGCCAATTGCTAGGCATGGCTGTCACCTCTTGATTCGCTTGTAATCACCGTGTCACTCATCGAGTCACGGTAGCACAGACGAGAGCACCGCTCTGACTTTCGGGCACGCAAAAGCCCCGGACCTTTGGTTGGTCCGGGGCGCTATTCGGTTGACCTACACGGCGTGTCGCCGCGTCTCTGCCTTCCGCAGCGCGTCCAGCGCAATCCGTGAGGCGCGCATCTTCGCCACTGCGAGCGCACCGGGGACAGCGGCGTAACGACCGTACACCAGGCGGGAGAGGTCGGGACGAAAAGCAATGTAGATGTTCGCTGACCAGTAGATTCGTCCCGCCAGCTCGTACACCTGCGAGTAGGTACGGTTGGTGCGTTCGGTGTTGGAGTAGAAGCGAAGGTGACGGGTGGTGACCTCACCAGTCCATGCGTTCGTCTCTTCGACAACTTCCCAGGTCTTGACGTTCATCTTTATGTCCTTCCGTCGTTGTCTCTACCCTACACCAAGCCAGGCGCGCACGCTGCACCGGGGTCCCACAAAATAATTCGAGAAATCTTGCTCGCCGGTCTTGACGGTCGGTCCCGCACGGCATACCTTGGAGAGGTACCAAGACACACGACGCAAAGGACAAAGACCATGTCTGCTCTCGCTCTCCTCAACCAGGCCACCACGATGCGCAACCTCGACCGGAACCGCGCTGCCCGCGCCCGACAGGCCGGTGACCTCACCAACGCCGCGAAGTTCGCCACCCTCATGAACGCGTGGGAGATGCGTGCCCGCGCCTACGCCAACGCGGTCGGTACCCGACTCGTGTCGATGACCGACAACCCCGGTGCCCTCGTTCCCGAGATCTTCGTTTCGCGGCTGCCCCGATGACGATGACGATGATGCCGCCTGTCGGTGGTGACCACAAGCTGTTCACGCCGATCATCAAAGAGCGCGACGGGTACCGGTGCACCAGCAACTGCGGACGGACCCCGCCCGCGAAGATGCTCAAGGTCGTGCGCCGTGTCTGGTTCAAACCGGACAGCTATGACAACCTGGAAACAGTGTGCCAATGGTGCGCACGAGAGCAGGACAGAGACTGACAGCCTGCTAAACTGAACATGCCGCAAGGCTATGCGAAGGGCTCGACATCGGGGGATGTCGGGCCCTTTTAGCGTGTCAGACGGCCACCGAGCGGCGTCGGAATCGAGAAGGGCAAGCCTTCGATCTGCGGGCCGCCGAAGTGGCTGTACGTCCCCGCGACCTCATCGAGCCGTGCACCCGCGTACGCCTGCCTCGGGTCGTGAGCCTCTGCGTTCCCGGTCCCGTCGTAGAACGCGAGCAACAGCGCGTCGGCGATGTCGGGGGAGCGCCCGAGGCGTTCGCGGATATCATCCTTCGCCTCGATCAGGATCTTTCCCGAGCTGTCGGCGATCTTGTATCGGGGCACCGTCAACTCAGCGATGGCGTCGTTGTCAAGCGAGGCGAGCGACCACGCCTTATTACGGGACAGCTCGCGGCCGTTCCAGTACGCTTCGGCCCTGATATTTGCAAAGCGCTTCGGTTGCGTCGAGCGTGACGCGAAGTTGACGCCTTGCACCTTGCACTTGCTGCCACGCTCTTTGAGCACTTCGCGCAAACGACCTGAAACGCCCCAGCCCACCCCAATTACGTCAACACGTACCTTTTCGAGGTTCCATTCCTCGATCAGGTGCACGAGCCTGCCGACCGTCGCCATGGGATCGCGGTCCGAGAACGACTCGATACGCTTCACAGCGGAGCCCACGCGTTCGACCAGAACAGTTCGGTCCCCACCTCCACCGACGTCGATGCCGCCAATGCGCACCGCGTCGGGGTCGTCTTCGTACGCCTCATCGATGTACCGGCACTTAGCCACATCGATTTCAGACATCACGCGCCACGGGTCAAATTCTCCTGTGGGGAATTGCCCCAGGACTTTTGCCTGGTATAGTGCAGAATCTTCCCCCCATGCCTGTTTGCGGTCTTCTGCCCATTCTGAGGAGATAAGATAATCGAGCAGTTCCGTGGGGACTTTCTCACCCGTTACGTTAGGTGTGTGTTCGTACCCGATGTGAATGGTGTTATACGGGGATGAACTTGCACAAGCGTCCGCAAACGGACCAGTCGGAACATCTGGATTTGCGATCGCCAAGATCCGTGAATGCTTGTTTGACGCAATCGATTCAGCCGCGTTCCAAATCGGTTCCGGAACCCCTGATGCCTCATCCAAGATCACGAGTACATACTTCGCGTGGATGCCGTTAAAAGCAGCTTCGTTGTGTTCAGACGTGGTGCGCCCGAACGCCACCAACTCCTCACCGTTTCCGGCAGGTAGATAGAGCTCTGTTTGGTTGGTGCGCCCCGGCAAGTCCGCCTTAGAGTGCAGTCTTCCAATTTCCCGCCATAGCAGGCTTTTAACCTGCACTGCCGTGGGTGCCGTCGAGATCACGAACGCCTCCCCTGGAGGGTGGCTGAAAATCCACCACATGGCAGCTACCGCTGATGTGAACGTCTTGCCGACGTTGTGACACGAGTGAACTGCGGTACGTCTGTTGTCTCGAATAGACTCAAGAATCATGCGCTGACGGCTCCACAGAAACGTGTGCGCCTGTTCATCAGCCCACCGGACAGGATCGCCCGCGTAATCGATCTTGACCCGCGTGAGGTCGTCAAACGCGTCCGTAATGGCCGCACCGAGATCCATGTTGAGGTCCATGATGATATAGTACCCAGAGAAAGACCCGGCGGAAGCTCTAACTTCCCCGGGACGCGGACGACTGTTAAGGAGTCGACATGCCAAAGCCTACCTGTTCCGTGCCTGAGTGCCAAACTCAGTCCCACGTCAGAGGATTCTGCAATGTGCACTACCTGCGGAAACTCAAAGACGGGTCCCTCAAACCGCTAAAGAAGCTCAAGCCCCCTCCGGAAGAGCGTTTCTGGGATTTCGTCAACAAGACGGACACGTGTTGGCTGTGGACGGGCAGAACAGATCCTGATGGCTACGGCGCTTTCTGCGCCAACTACCACGACTACCGCGCACACCGCTATGCGTACACGATGCTGGTAAGTGAGATTCCGGGTGACCTCGTAATCGATCACCTATGCCGAGTTCGTAACTGCGTGAACCCCTCACACATGGAACCCGTGACCATGACCACGAACACCATGCGCGGTGAGGGTGCAGGCGCTCGCAACTCGCAGAAGACACACTGCAAGTACGGACACGAGTACACAGAGGAGAACACGTACCGTTACAACAACGGAAAGTGGCGAAACTGCCGAAAGTGTAAAGCTGCTTAAACGAAGGAGGGCCCGAGCTATGCTCGGGCCCTTTCTGCTAGATCGCCTTCCGCTCCCTGAACCAGCGGGCAACTTCCCGCCTCGGGTAGACGTATTTCGCTTTCGGGTTGTAAGCCTTCCGCCAGGTCTCGTCCGTGGCAACGCGCAACCGGAAGAGTTCCGCATTGCGCTTGGAGTTCGTCGGTCCGGTCATGGCGTACATGTCCGTCAGGTTGAACCCGTACTCTTCGGCGATCTCCCGAGCTGTCAACATCTCGATGGCTGCTCGTCGCATCATTTACTACCTTCCGTGTCAATGATCTTCATCAGTTGTCGTGTGTCGTGCTGTGCGTCTTTGTACGATCTGCGGATGCCGTCACCGGGAATCCGGTACGCCCGCACGCGGCACGGAATGCCCCACGGCTCATACTCCGATTCGCCTCTGCGAACCCTCGGGACCGGATCAGGATCGCCTCGTTCGGTGAACCCGTAGTAGGCGATTGCTGACCCCACGAACACCAGCGCAGGCGTAGCAGCCACTATCAGCGCATCGGCGTTCACTGCAAGATCCTCTCTGCGAGATCAGTGCTGTACAGGTACATCGCCAGCGCGAACCCCAGCCAGAAGACCGCGAAGAGGAACACACCGACAGCGAGGATGACCCAACCTTTCCGTTCGCTCATCGACGCCGGTTCCAAACCGCTTCGATGATGTAGCAGATGAGTACGAACAGGATCATGGCGAGCAGCCCGACAAGCGTGGCTAGCACTTCGGGGTTCACACTCCCTCGATAGTGGTCTCGAAGAACGCGTCAAGGCGCTTCTCCTGCGCATCGTCGTGCGCCTTGACGATCGTCTCAGCTACCGTCTCCAACGCCCATAGCGATTTACGCAGTTCGGTACCGCCCGACACGATCGCGCGAGCCGCTGACAGCTGCTCCCCGCTTGGGGTGTCTTTGCCGTGCTCCCAGTCCGCCATGGTCGGCGCGATCTTCGCAAGCCGGTTCACCTGTTCGACCAGCGCGAACGCATGGTCGGTGGCGTCAGGTTGTCTCTCTTCGGTCATGTTCATATCCTCTCAGATCGCCAGCGCGAGGCCGGTTGCGGCGGACGCTAGCGCGGTTACGGTCAATGTGCCGACGACTAAGGTCGCGCCGACGACTTCGGTCATCAGTCCCCATACCGCGAACGCGG